TAAGATATTGGGAAGGTTATTATAAACATGAAGATGGAATTAATTATATTGTTAAGGATGATAATGATATACCTGTTAATACATTCATTGGTTGCGACCCAGCAACAGACATTGATACTAAGCATAGTGACTTCTCTGTTATTACTGTCATAGCAATAGATGGTAACAATGAATTGTATGTATTAGAATATGAAAGACATAGAAGTGTTCCAACAATAGGTTCAAAGAATCCAGACACAGGAGAAATACTTGGAAAAAAAGGTGTAGTAGATATGATACTAGAATTGCATCAAAAATACAATTGTATGTCATCTACTGTAGAAGATGTAGCAATGAATAGAAGTATATTTCAAGCATTGAATGATGAACGAAGAAGATTAAATAAGTTTGATATTTCTGTTATTCCAGAAAAACCTGGCGGAACACAAAAAAGAAATCGTATTTATTCTGGACTTTCGGCACGTTTTAGTACAGGAACGGTGCATTTAAGGAAAAATATGTTTGATTTAATCAACGAAATTCTTACTTTCGGCCCGAAAATGGCTCATGATGATACAATTGAGAGCCTTTATTACTCACAAATACACGCTTTTCCTCCTAATATGAAAAAAGATAAGGAAAAAAAGAGTTGGTTTAAACCAAAAAGAAAAGCGAAAAGTTGGTTAATTGCATAATGTACAAATTTGGTAAAAGAAGTAGAGAAAGATTAAAGGGTGTTGATTCTAAACTTGTTAATGTTCTTAATGAATTAATTAAGATTATGGATGTAACGATTATTGAAGGTTTACGGAGTAAGGAGCGGCAACAGGAATTATTAGCACAAGGGAAAACGAAAACCAAGTATTCCAAACACATAACAGGAAAAGCTGTTGATCTCGCTCCTTACCCGATAGATTGGAATGATAGAGAAATGTTTCACTATATGGGTGGAATGTTAAGAGGATTAGGTAAGGCGATGGGTGTTAATATTCGTTGGGGTGGAGATTGGGATTCTGATGGAGATATAAACGATAATAAATTTGATGACCTAGTTCATGTGGAGATAAAAGATTAATGGCAAGAACAACTAAAAAATCAAAAGCACAAATAAACAAACAAATATGGGACAAAGCAAACAACTCTCATAGACAAAGATGGCAAACAGTTAGTCAGAAAGGATATGATTTTTATCTTAATGAACAACTAACTAAAGACGAAAAAACTATGTTGGAAGAATCTGGTATGCCAACATTTACTATAAATAGAATAACTCCTATTATAGAAATAATGAAATACTTTGTTACTGCTAATAATCCTAAATGGAAAGCAGTAGGGGCTACTGGAGATGACGTAGATGTTGCTCAAGTACATTCAGATGTAGCAGATTATTGTTGGTATCTATCTAATGGTAAATCTTTATACAGTCAAGTTGTTTTAGATTCTCTTACAAAAGGTGTAGGATATTTTCTTGTAGATATAGATAAAGACGCTGATAGAGGAATGGGAGAAGTAAGGTTTAATAGAATAGACCCTTATGATGTATTTGTAGACCCAGCAAGTAGAGACTTTTTATTTAGAGATGCAGCCTTTATACAAATAAGAAAGAATATATCAAGAGCAAGACTTATTAATATGTTACCACAGTTTCAAGCAAAAATCAAAAAGGTAACAAAAGGTAGTGATGTTGTATCTTATTCTCAAAGAGATGCAGAGTTCACAGATAGTATACAACCAGAAGATTTAACATATGGTATTAATATGGATGCAGAAGATGATGATATTATTCCATACTATGAAACATATTCAAAGAAAAAGTTTAAATATCGCAATGTTTACATAAAAATTGAACCTAGTGATTCTGAATTATTACTATTAAAAGAACAAGTTCAAGAACAATTAGAATCATTTAAACAAGAAATAGAAGTACAATTAATTGAAAAACAAATGCAAATTGAGCAACAAACTCAAGAAGGTGAGATTATTCCAGAAAGAGCTAAGTTAATGATAGAAAATTCTCAAAAAATGGCTGCTCAAGGAATACAAGAAAGAGAAATGGAGTTAATATCTCAAGCTAGATCTGACGCTACTATAATTAAAGAACAAGTAATGTCTGAATCTCAATACCTTGAATTTGAAAAAGATAAGAATTTTAAAAAGAATATTGTTGATTCTATAGAGTTTTATGAAAATAGAATTGTTAAATGTTGTAGTGTAGGAGATGATACATTTTTATTTGAACAAACTATTCCAATTAGTGAATATCCTATAGTTCCTATTCCTTATATGTACACAGGAACTCCTTTTGCAATGAGTGCTGTAACTCCATTAATAGGTAAGCAACAAGAAATAAACAAAGCTCATCAAATAATGTTACATAATGCAAACCTATCTTCTAATCTTAGATGGATGTATGAAGAAGGTTCTGTACCAGAAGATGAGTGGGAAAAGTATTCATCAGCGCCAGGTGCATTGTTAAAGTACAGGCCAGGATTTTCCCCTCCCACACCAATACAACCAGCGCCTATTAATAATGCATTTTTTACAGTAGTGCAACAAGGTAAAACAGATGCAGAATATATTAGTGGTGTACCATCTGCAATGATGGGATTTTCTCAAGACCAAGCGGAAACTTATCGTGGATTACTTGCAAATGATGAGTTTGGTACAAGAAGATTAAAAGCATGGATGAATAGTATAGTAGAACCATCGTTAGAACATATAGGTAGAATATTTAAAATGATGGCTCAAAAACATTATAATATTGAAAAAGTATTTAGAATTGTGCAACCTGAGGCAAACAATCAAGAAGAAAAAGAAGTAAGAATCAATGTTAATCTATACAATGATTATGGTAAAGCAATAGGTAAATACAAAGATTATGCATCGGCTAGATTTGATGTAAGAATAATAGCAGGTGCAACATTACCATTAAATAGATGGGCTTTACTTGAAGAATATTTTAGATGGTATCAAGCAGGATTAATTGACGATGTAGCGATGTTAGCTGAAACAGACATAAGAAACAAAGATAAGATAGTAGAAAGAAAATCAATGTTATCTCAAATGCAAAGTCAATTAGAATCTATACAAGGATTAGTAAAAGAAAAAGATGGAACAATAGAGACTCTTCAACGTCAATTAGTACAATCTGGTATTAAAATGAAAGTTGGAGATGCTAGTAATGAAATACGAAAAGATGTTCTTGAAACTGAAGCACAACAAAAACTTCTAAGAGGAATGTTAAAAGTTGAGTTTCAAAAAATGAGAGACCAAATGCAGTCTGATGTAAAATCAACAAAAGAAGATGTAGGTAAAAACGAGCAATCTTAATACTTGCATTTTAGATTTTCAAACTGCTAAATTAAAATAACCTTAAAATAGGAGATAGTATGTCAGAACAAGTAGGTAACGCCACTACGGCCCCCGAAAGTAAAAGCGTACAAGATGCAGTCATGGGAATGTCATCTAGCGATTTTTTTGAATCTTTAGATAATCAAGTCAATGGCGGCATATTAGACGGACCTTCACAACCAACCTCGGAACAAAGCGTTAACACGCAGACGAGCCCCAATGTAGAAGTTCAGAACGAAGTACCAAATGAAAATTTGGATACTTTACAGAAAAGGTATAGTGATTCAAGTAGAGAAGCAAAAAGGCTTAATTCTAAATTAAAAGAAATAGAACCTTATATGCCTATACTTGATGCTATGCGAGAAGACCCTAATTTAATTTCTCACGTTAGGAATTACTTCGAGGGTGGTGGCCAGGCCCCAGAAACATTGAATCAACAACTTAATCTTGATGAAGATTTTGTTTTTGACACAGATGAAGCTTTCTCAAAACCCGAATCTGATTCTGCAAAAGTATTGGGAGCGACAATAGATGGAGTTGTACAGCGTCGTCTTTCTGGTGTATTACAAAGTCAAAAGCAAGAAAATGCAAAAATGGCTAAAGAAACTCAATTTAAACAAAAGATGGATATGTCTGATGAACAATGGAGTCAATTTACTGAATTTGCAAAATCTAAGTCTTTAGAACTTGAAGATATATACTATTTAATGAATCGTAAGAATAGGGATGTACAAATAGCTGATTCTGCGAGACAAGAAATTCACAACAAAATGAGAGAAGTTCAACAACAACCCGCTACTATTGCAACGCAAGGTAGTGTAGCAGTTGAAAAATCCTCTGATGATACAGTCTTTGATACAATTTTGGGTTCTGGTAGTGAACTAGAAAAGGCTTTCAGTATTTAAAATAATATACTGTCAGCCATTAACTCAAAATAAAGAGGTATTAAAATGGCAAGTGGAGTATTAGGCTTAAGTACTTTTAATGACACGGCTTCGTGGAATGATGGTACTTCAAAAGACACAGGCGACCTTAGAAGAAAATATAATTTTGGGGATAGGATTTCTGAACTTTCAATAGCTCAAGACCCTTTTTTCAGATTTGTATCACAAGTCGCAAAAAAACCTACGGATGACCCAGAGTTTAAATTTACTGAACGAAGGGGTTCGTATCACAAACGATACGCTTATGTATCAAATCATGGAACATCTGCTCCTTCTAGTATGTCGGGAACAGATGCAACTGTAACTCATGGAAATGTAGACGCTGGTGATGTATATTATTTTTGTATGATTGGGGATTATAAATCTGCAGGTAATATTCAAACAATATATGGTCAATCTGGTACTGATGTAGTTCCAGGCGTTGCAGGTTCTCAACCACAATTTTTTCTTGAAAATGCAGTTGTAAAGATTCCTTATCTTACTACATTTAAAGGAAGTGAAGTTATAAGTGATTGGGAAGATGATGCAGCTGCTGATGTAGCAACAACTCCAGATGATTACTTAATTGTTAAAGTTTTATCTGTAGACAGTTCATCTGTATCTAACGCAATTGTATTAAAAACAGAAGTAGTTAGTAAAGGTTCAGCATCTGATGACTTTGCACTTGCTTCTTACGAAGCTCATGACGATGCTCTTGATGGCGTAGATATTTCATCTAGGTCAATAGCTTCTTATCTTGAAAAGAAAAGATGTTATGTTGTTGGTTCAGCTCATACACAAGGTTCTGGATACCCAGAGTCTTGGAAAGACCAACCTTTCTCAACTGCGTTTGGTCTAACTCAAATCTTTAAAACTGCAATGGCAATGGATAATACTACAAGAGCAACTGTTCTTAAGTATGAACCTAACGAATTTGCAAGAATTTGGAGAACAAAGTTAATCGAGCATAAGTATGACATCGAAACAGCGTTGTTATTCGGTTCTCAAGCAGATGTAGATGGCGTTCAATACACAGAAGGTGCAATTAGTTTTGTTACTAATTATGGTAACATCTTTAGTGGTTCTGGTATTGGTGGAACTGGCACAAAGTCTCAAGATGATTTTCTTGATGATATGTCTCAATTCTTAGATCCTCGTTACAATAATGCAAATGCTACATTGTTTATGTGTTCAACTGATACTTACAATTGGATGCACAAACTAAGTGGATACTTTTCAGCTAATGTAAAGAAAGTTGCTGGTGTAAGTGATGGAGCTGGAAGAGCTGATTTCCAAATTGCAGGTCGTAAGGGTGTCTATGGATTAGATATTACACAAGTTTATACTCCTTATGGTGTTATGAATCTTGTTCGTAATGTTCATCTTGATGGATCTCCAGTTAAGATACTTGCTTTAAACATGAGTCATCTAGCATACCGACCATTAGTAGGTAATGGATTGAATCGTGATACTGCAGTATACGTTGGAGTTCAAACTCTTGAGAATAGTGGTGTTGACCGTAGAGTTGACTTAATTCAAACTGAAGCTGGTATGGAATTTCGGATGCCCGAAGCTCATGCCGTCTGGAAATAGGAGGTAAGTAATGTCTAAAAACATACCTTTATATGGTCAAAACAAAGATGGTGATTCTTTAAATAAAGCTAGTAATGCTTTTAGGGGACCTCTTGATGTAATTGTCGCTGGCGATAATTCTCAATATGCTCCTAGCAAAGATGAGCTATGTAGAACATATGCAAGTCATCACGCCAATGGAATGGATATAACTCTTCCTTCAGTAGATAAATCTGATGCTGGATTATGGGTTAAGATAGAAGTAGCAGTTACTGTTACCTCTTCTGACCTTGTTGCTGTAACCGCAGCGTCTGGCGATTTACTTGAAGGTAGTGTTTATCTTACCAAGGCTACTGATGCAGTTGCTAACCAGGCTGAATTCGCAGCTGATGAATCCAATGA